GATGACCGCGAACAGGTTCTGCGTGCCCGCAGCCGGCGCGGTGAACCCGAACTGCTGCGTCGAGCCGTTCTGGGTGGCCGGGATGTAGGGATCGGGGATGAGGGGAAGGGGACCGGCCTGCGTGTTGATCGAGCGGACCACCATACCGGGCGCCACCGGGGCGTCGCCCAGGTAAATCTGACCGGCCTTCGCCTCGCGGTCGATCAAGTCGCCCAGGACCGGGTTGATGTAGATCGCCGTGGGCTTGACCGCGTAGGTCTGGTTCGCCATGAGGGCCGCGACCTCGGCCTTGATGGCATCGACGATCGACTGACCGATGGAGATCGTGCCGTGCGTCGTGATCTGGTTCAGGAGCCCCATGTACTGCGTGGTGGTGGGCGCCGACAGACTGGTATCGTTGCCGGACCAGGCCGCGACCGCCATGGTGACGATACAGGCCGAGGCCACATCGTGAATATCCTGCGCCTCGATGTCGCCGAAGATCCCCTGGCTCTTGGTCACCGCCACGTCGAACTGGGTGAGGTTCGACTGCGCGACGATGGCCTTCAACGTGCCGTACTTCTCGACGCGGGTCGGCCCCGTGGCGGTCGGCGCGATGTTGCGCGGATCGGTGAACGCCGCGGTGGCGATCGCCGTCTGCTCCAGGTAGCGATGCGGCTGGCCCGAGGCCTTCACGGCACGCATGCGCGCCAGAAGGATCGAGTTACGGCGCACCAGGTCGACGATCTCGCGCTCGAAGAGCCCGATTTCCACCGCACCGGGGCCCTGGAAGTCCAGAGCGGCCGCTTGCAGCTTCATCAGCTGGCGCTTGTCGGTAACGCCCTTGCGGGACGCCGCCGCCATCAGCGTCTGGGCCTGCTGCTTCTGAATGCCGGCCATCGCCTGGATGGCGCGCCCGCGCGCCTCGTCCGACGACAGCGGATTGGACAAAATGGCCGCGATGGCGCGCGGGACCTTGCGGCCCATGCTCGTCATCGAGCCCGCGCGCGGCATCTCGGCAGCGCTCACGAACCCCACAGATTGAAGATTGCTCATAGCTTGGCTCCTTCGAGGACCATAAAAAGCCCGGCAGGAACCGGGCTACGAGAGGGACGTCGTGAGACTTACCGAATGCTGCGGAAAAGCTCCATCTTGGCCTTGAACGCATCGGGCCCGGTGATGCCGGCCGCGTCCAGAGTGGCATCGAGGTCCGCGACCGCGCCGCTCATGTCGGTGTCCAGACCGAGCGCCGAATTGGCCACGAATGCCCCAGGCGACAGACTGCGGCGCTGCGGCGCGTTCGCATTGATGTCCGGGATGTCATCGTAGCGCGGCTCCATGCCGCGCGGCTTGGTGAGCGGATCGTCGTAGAAGAACTCGTGCTCGTCGCCGTACTCGGCGCCGTTGTCCGGATTGTCGACGCCCGACGGGTAGACCGCGTCCATCTTGTCGGCCATGTCGTGCAGTTCCTGCGCCAGGTTCGGGTTGTGGCGCGCGACCTTCAGCGCCATGCGGCGCATGCGATTCGTGTGGTGCTTGATGCCGGCGGCTTCCACCTTTCGGCGCTTGCGCTCGGCCTCGAGCTTTTCCTCGGTCTCGGCATTCCGGCGGTCCTTGTCCTCTTCGGTCTCGGTACCGGCCTTCTTGCGGGCCGCGCGCTCGCGCTCTTCGCGCGCCTTGCGCTCTTCCTCATCGCCTTCGGCGGAGACGGGCTTGGCGCTGGCCTGGATGGCCGCGACCGACTTGGTCAACGCAGCGACCGATTCGGCAAGTTGTTCGAGCGTGACAGTGTTGGGCATGGCTGGGTCCTCTGCATTGGCAGCGATAGTGGTGGTGCTGTACGCCGCCGCATCCTTTCGGAGAACGGCCGCACCCGTGAAAACGAACTCGGTGATGACGAGCGGATTGGCTTGCAAGTCCTCGATCCGCACCGCGAGGATTTCATACGACCAGCCGAGCGAACGTTTGTTCGCCTGGATCTGATCCACGACTTCGGGGAAATCGGAGGCGTAGAAGAAGCCCTCGACATGCAGGGCATTGCCCTTGGCCTTGGCGCCGGTCACGATGCCGATCTTCTTCTGCGGGTCGTGGCCGTCGAAGGAAGGCGTGTAGTCGACGCCCATGCCGAGCAAGGAGGGAATGGCACGATCGACGGCTTCGGCCGTCAGGATCACGCGCTTGCCGTCCGAGCCGCCGGGCGGCCGATCGCTCGCCACCCCGATGCGGGTCATGATGCCGCTGAACGGCGCCTTGTTCGGGTGATCCTTGACATCGGGAAGCATGAGGCTCATGGCCTCGAGACGCAGCTCCATGGCGGCCTTCACATGCCAACCCTCGGTGTCGACGCCGAGCTCGCGGGCCCGGCGCAAGATGCGCTTGCGGGCCTCCGCGCGTTCGGCGCTGGTCAAGCCCTGCGTGCGCTCCACCATGTCCCAGGCGAGCTTCACATGGGTCTTATCGTGCATCGGCAGCGCCCGCTTGGACGGCACCGCGAAGTCGGAGCCGGGCAGCGCGTTGCGCTCCTCGGTGGACAGGCTCGCGGCGTCCACGGCCTTGCCGTTTTCGCCCTCGCGGGCCAGCTGGTCGAGATCATCAGGCGGCATAACCTTTCCCCCTCGGCGGGTCTCATAGTGCGTGTCGCGGTTCCAGTAGGGCTGCTGCTGCGGATTAAACTCCTCCGCAGTGGGGCGGCCGAAACCGGACACCGTGTGCGGTAGCCGCCCGACCACGCGCTTCAACTGCGGGTGCGTCGACTGGGGCAATTCAAGCGGGCCCACCCAGGCAAACTGGTCGTGCTCGTGATTCAGCGCCGGCCCGAACTCCTGCGGGACGTCCGCGAGGTGCAAGGTGTAGCGGACGTTGCGCGACTCGTTCGTGTCGAGCTTTTGCAGATCGCCCTGATGATCATAGGCGACCTCTTCTAAGGCCTCGCGGCGCGCCGCCTGGGCGTTGGTCTCGCCGGCCTCGACGTGACCACCGGGCGTCTCCCACTCGTCGCGATCGGAGCGGTGCAGCAGCAGATACTTCGGCCCGGGCGCCCGAAACAGGAGCCCGGCGCAGCGTTCAGCCATGCTGACGCCAGGCGTTCAGGACACCGGCCAGCGCGTTCGCGATGGCGGTCTCCTTGGCGTGCGCCTTGTGATCGGCGCGGCGCAGGGCGACCACGGCGGCCGACTCGGCGGCGTGGTAGCGGCGCGTGACCTCCGCGCGGAACTCGGCCTCGAGATCGGCGGCGGCAATAGGCGCCGCGGCCACGGGTTCGGTCACCGGTGGTTTGACCGGCTCCGGTTTGCGCGTGTCCTTGGCCATCACGCGAAGATCGTGACGTCGAAGGTGCCGGCGGCGATCGTATCCGTCGAGACCGTTGGGGTCAGCACCACGTCGAAACTGGTCTGCGTCTTGTTCGTGACGCTCACGAACGCCGCCTGGTTCGGGGTGACGTTCACCACGTAGTCGGCCGGCAAGTTGCCGTTCACGTTCACGGTGGTGCTCACCGTGTCGCCGGCGGCCGCGCCCGCGACGTTGGCCACATTCGGCATGATGCCGATGGCGACGCGATCGGACTGCGCCGGCGCGGCGCCCGGCAGCGCGGTCAGGGTGTGATAGTCGAGGCTCATGGCTTCTCCTGTTGATTCATGGGGGGCGGCGAACCCGGGTCCGGCTTCAGACTCGGGTCCAGGTCCTGGCCGAGCATCATGGCGGCCTGCGTGGCGATCTCGGTGTCGGCGTAAAGCTTGTCGGCGAACGGATTCACGAGCTTTTCGTGGCCCAGCTTCTCGCGCATCTCGTTGGGCGTCATGAGGTTCGTCTTGTAGTAGATCTGCCAGATGCGCGCCGTGGCGAGCTCGTCCTCGCGGTCGAGCCCCGTGAAGCGGAACTCGAGATCGTGCCACCCCATCAGCTTGTGCAGGGTGTGGCGCGTGATGTGATCGGCGATGGCCGTGGCGGTCGGCTTGATGGCCGTGTCCCAGTCGCGGTCCTCGGAGACCTCGGCGGTCGAGCGGTTCACGTCCGCCTCGAGGCCGAGATTCTGCGGACTCACGCCAAAGGCGGTCGCGATCTCGCGCGCCAGCCAGTCCATGTACTTGAGATAGAGCGACTCGTCGCCGTTGGTGAACTTCATCACCTCGGGCTTCTCGTCGGTCGAGAAGAACGGCATGTACGCGCGCCCCTCGACCTCGTTCTGCCAGAAATCGCGGAGGGACGCCTTCTGCTCGGGATCAAGACCCTTGATCCACAAGGCGTTGTTCGGATTCGCGTTGCTCGCGAGCTTGCCCGAGAACTCCTCGACACCTAGGAGCTTGCCGATCGTGTCGAACGCGATCTGCACCGCGCCCACGCCGAACGGATCACCGGTGGAGGGGTTCGGGCGGATGTAGGTCATCTCCGAATCCAGGAACTGCACGCCGCCCATGACGTTGCCGACCGCGGCACCCCAGCCGGGTACCTGCAAATAGCGCGGTGTCTTGTTGTCGCCGGCCCACAGCGGATAAATCTGGATCGTGAGCCCGTCGACCGGCCACATCCAGAAAGGCCGCGCGGGGTTGTTCGAGAGCTGCTGTTCATAGCACCCCGCACCGACCAGGTAATCCTCGACCACCTGCTCGAGGAAAGAGCCCCAGCCGTCCTGCTCGTTTGGATGCAGCAGGCAGTGGGTCGCGACCTGGATGCGGCTGTCGCGGTCGGTATTCTTGTCCTTGCGGTAATGCTTGGCCGGTCGGATCTCCCATTCGAGCTGCTTGATGGGGTCCTTGATGACGTTGATCGCGCGCCGGCAGTAGGTCGTGCGCGTGAACGCCCGCAAGTTGATCGGCGTCGGCTTGTAGACCGCCTGGTGGTCCACAAGCGGCGCACCAAGCGGCGTGAACCGCGGGAAGATGTAGCTCTCCCGGACCGGAGCGGCCTTGCGCCGGGCAAACAGAGTGCGAATCCGGTCCAGTACGGGCATAGGGTCCTCAGTCGAGTGTGCCCCAGCTGGGCGCGCGGCCTTGACGATCGATCAAAGCATCGAATCCCAGCGAGAGCGCGTCGACCCGGTCATCGTGACGGCCGACAGGGAACGTTTCGAGCTCCTGGATCAAGGGCTGATTCCAGCCGGCTCGGAGCATGACGACATTGCCGACATTGACTTGTGCGGCAAACGGTTCCGCGCGCGTGATCTTGGAGCCGCTCATGATCTGGCCGTGCACGCGGTAGCCTTCCAGTTGCAACGCCAGATAGGCGATTTGGGACTTGCCCGCCTGCCCAGGGTCTTGCGGGATGTAGATCGCAATCCCACGTCCATCGCGCGAGGCCGTGGCCTTGAGCGCGGCCTCGACTTCATGCGGACCTTTCTGCATGTGGATCACGTCGCCGATCAAATAGCGGCCATCGGGCATCGTGCCGAGCAGGACGCCGGCGGTCGGATCGCCGCCGCCTTCGGTGGCGCCCAGGTCCCAGGCGCGGACAAAGCGCGTGCCAATCGGGATGGCATCGGCCGCAATGATGAGCGCGGGCTTGAAAAAACCGCCGCCGGTCGGTACCGGGATCTGCTGATAGAGCGCCGCCCACGTGCGCGGGTTGTTTTCAAACTGCGCCCAATGCTTGCGATCGAACCACTCGGGCCAGAGGTATTCGCCCTGGCGCCGGCCGAGCGGATCGCCGTCGACCTCGCAGCGCGCCTGGAGACAAACCACATCCCAGACATTGCCGTCCTTGCACAGGATCGAACCCGATTCGCCTTTCCAGGTGTCCGGCAGAATGCGGCCGGCAATGTCGTCCTCATGCCAGCGCGTCTGGATCAGCACGACCCAGCCGCCCGGCAAGAGGCGCGTCTTCAGGTCGTCTTCGTAGGCATCCCAGGTCTTCGTGCGGAACGTCGAGCTGTCCGCTTGCTCGCGGCCCTTGATCGGGTCGTCGATGATGACGCCGGCAGCACGGTTGCCGGTGATGCCGGACAGGATGCCGCACGCCATGTATTCCGAGCCGTTGGCCAGCGCGAAATCTTGCGCCGCGGTGGATCCATCCAGCAGGTGCGTGTTCCAGATGTGCTGATAGCGCGGCTGCTTGATGATCGACCGCACCCGGCGTCCCATCTTGCGCGCCAGGTCGTCGCCATAGGACGCCATGATGAGCCGCGTGCCCGGGCGCTGGCCCAGGATGTAGGCCGGGAACACCACCGACGCGTAGGTCGATTTCGCCGAGCCTGGCGGCATGAACAGCATCAGCCGCCCGTGCGGTTTCTGGGTGATCTCGTCGAGCTTGTCCAGGATCAGGCGGTGGTGCGCGGCCATCACCGACTCGATGGGCGCGAAGGCCTCGGTGTCGGGATCGTCGCTCGCCGGCTTGCCCGGGATGTCGACCGCCCGGGCGAATTCTCGCGCGCTAGTCCTCGCCCTTCGCCGGATCAGGAGCTCGGCCGCTGCCTGCGCTGGCGAGGGCCGCGAGCTCGTCATCGGTCAACTCCTTCGCCTCGCGGCGGATCTCGAGTGACCCGTCGTGCGTGATCTTCTCGCCGTATTTCTTGGGGCGCATCTTGGCGGCCAGCCACTTGCGCGCATCGATGCGCAGGCGCGCGCTCTCGATGGCCACGTGGCTCTTGCGGACGCGCTTGGTGGCGTCCGCGATGTCGATGGTCTCGTCGGCCAGGACCTCGGCCTGCATCTCGCGGGCCCGGGCATAGTTCGCGCGGAAGGCGTCGTACTGGGGATCGTCGCTCAAGAGCCAGCGCATGATGCTCCCGCGATGGGGGAGACCGGGCTGCTTGCACATCTGCATGAGCGACTCGCCGTTGGCCAGACGCTCGCAGATCTCGTCGGCGATCTTGGGGGAGAAGCGCACATGGCCCGACGCCTTGCGCTTCGAGGGCTTAGCCGTCCCCCGCAAGACGAGCTTCGGGGGTGGCTTCTTCATGCGGCCCTACTTGCCCTTTTTGGCAGGCGCGGGCTTCTTCGGTGCGGCTTTCTTTTTCGCGGTCATGGGAGGATCTCCGGGCATGAAAAAGGCCACCCGAAGGCAGCCTGGATTCTGAACGCAAGGCGCAACTTTCGCCCGCGCCACAGACCTTAGTCCGATTGAGCGGGCTCGTCAAGAGGTTGTTTCTGTCCCAGCCGGTAGGCCGCGTCGATCAGGAGCTCCAACGCGAGTTCGCCATCGAGCGACTCGTGCATCGAGGACGCAGCATCGCGCAGGCCGGCGAGCGTGTAGGGATACTTGCTGGTCCACGAGTGGCCTTCACCCGGCAGTGTCAGCTCGAGGCAGTCGCCCAGATCGAGCAACTCCACGTTTCCGTTCGTGTACTTCATTCTCACGCCTCCTCGCGTCTGTTGGACCAGCAACGCCGCAGGCGCGCAAGTAAGCCATTGCGAGCCCGTTGAGCCGCAGCGGCCTGACTTTTCCTCAGGCGCTCCATGATGGGAGCCGCGCTGAAGTTTGGGTTGAATGCTTCTCCTGATCGTGCCGCGATCTCGGTGCGCGCGGTGGCCGTGGCAATGTCACGACCGAGATCGAAAAACCAGGGAGGGGTATCGCTAGGCGCGCAAACCTGGATGTCCACCATGCGAAAGACGCCCCCTCGGTGTTGATCGAGTGAACACCGAACGAGCGTGATGCAGCTCTCCCAGATAGCCCGCTCGCGCTCAAGCTGGGCCAGCCGCGCGGCTCGCTCTTGCTCATCCACGATGGATTTGCGGACCGCGACGAGCTCGATCAGCTGGTAGATCGCCTCGGCCGCTACGTCGTTGCCGCCGAGTGCCGCGGTGTCGCCGGCGCTTTGCAGGGCCGCGACCGGGTCCGTGGACTGCCACGCAGCAACAACGACGCGCTCCCAGGGGGCGGCCCCCTGCGCTTTGATGGTTCTGGCCTGCGTCATATCACTCCCCCTTGGGCGTTAATCTGGCTTATGCGGTAGGCATAGGTGTCCATCGTCGGCATCACGACGTCGGCCTGATAGTCGTGCTTGTCGATGATCTGGAGCGCCATCTGCAAGATCTCCACGCGCTCGAGTTGCTTGGCGATCGCATCCTCGAACTGGCGGATCTCGGCCTCCACCATGGCGCCCAAGCGTGGGCCCGAGATCCGCTTCAAGGCGCGCCGGCGACGGCCCTGCAGGTCGCGCAGCTTCGCCATCCCTATCCGGACGTTGCGCAGCTCATCCTCGCATTGCTTCTTCATCTGGACGACCAGGGCAAAATGCTCGACGTCCACCACCACATCGAGCATTGCGTGCAAAAGACCCGCGACATAGGCCAAAGCCTGCGTCTCGATCGTCGGGCCCTCGTGCGTCTCGCCGGTCTCGTCATAGCGTGCACGCCGCGCGGGATCAGACAGCACGTCGTAGGCGATCTGCAGGGCGCGGAAACGATCGCCGCTACCGGTGCTTTGATCCCGGTCCGGATGAGCCTTCTGCGCCTTGCGTCGGTAGGCGCGCTTGATCGTGCCGGCATCGGCATCGCGCGGCACCTCCAGGATCTCGTAGGGATCGGTCATGCCGCTTCCTCCGGTTCGGTCAAGAGCTCGGCCGCGCGAATGCACGCCAGCCGCGTGAGATCGTGCAGTCCATCCAACGCCAGGCGATACCGGCCTTCCCACTGGCCCCATTCCTCGAGCGAGAGCCCCGCCGGCGCGCCCTTGCGGCCTTGCGACACGCCGGTGCCTCCACAGGCCGGGCATACGTCCAAGTAGGCAGAGTTGGATCGTCCACCGCAGCAGGTGAGACAGATCGCCGGCGCAAGCCACTCCCAGATCGCCGCGCCGAGCAGTGCATCCGGCAGCGGAAAGCGCGCGCGCAGCGCCGTGACCGTCCCTTGCGACTCGCCGGGATCGTCGAGATATTTCCAGCGCACCAGGCGGCGCGCCAGATCCGGCACATCGGCCTTGGCCAGGGCCGCCATGAGGTCCAGACAACGATCGCGGCCACCGCCGCCGATCTCACCCGACGGGTGCATGGACTTGCCCGCGCAGAGCGCCAGGCCCTCGGCGAACTGCATCCCATTCATGCCCCCCTCCTGCGTGGCGCCCACCAGTGGCATTTGCCCTGACCTGTGAGTGGGAAATCCGGCATGGCGAGGCTGCAATGGTAAGCATCCCCATGCAGCCGGTTCAGCGTGCAGCCCGCGCACGTGAGCTTCGCCGCCTCGCGCATCTGCTCCCGTTGCCGTCGCTCGGCCACTTCACAGGGGTCGCGGTAGTCCGGTTTGGGTAACACCCGGCCTTCAGATGACCGCACGGTAAGCCCTCCGCCAGCCCTTGATCGTGTTCACCGGCACGCCGACCGCGCGCGCCACCTGTTCGATCGTGCGGCCCGCGCGAAAGAGATCCAGCGCGTGGCGTTTTTTCTCGCGCGAATGGCTGGCGCGGGAGAGCCGCACCTCATCAGGGATCACCAGCCGGCGCCAGACCGTGAGCGTCGCCTGGCTGATGCCGGTCTTTTGGGAGACCTCGAGGATGCTCACCCCGTCGGTCAAGAGCGCCATCGCGCGGGCCTTCAGCTCGGGCGCGTGGCGCTTGGCCGCCGCATGGCCGCCCCGGCAGATCGTCGGCACCTCGTAGTCGACCTTGACGCCAAACCAAAGCGCCATGGCCGGATGGGCCTTGCAGGCGCGCAGCAAGGGCAGCGTGTGCGGTTCGGGTTCGTAGACGCCGGTCATGACCCGATCCCCATTTGCCGACGCCGGCGAGCGCATTCGCGCGCGCGTAGCAGTCGCGACCCAGCGGCCGCTGGCGGCTTCCCGCGCCCGTAGAACTTGCCGCGCAGATAGGCGGCGTGCTGGGGTTCGATGCCTACCAGCCAGTCCGCGAAGCGCATGACCACGTTCTGGTGGACCTGGCGGCGCGGATATTTGGGCGCCATGGCCTTGGCCATGGTGATCTGCCATTTCAGATGGCGCCCTTGTTGCTCTTCCGGTGTCTCGTTCTTGCGGCTCATCTTCACCCCTCCCTCGTTGCGTTGCGGTACAGACCGTTCTCCAGGGCGCGGTGGCCAATCTGCGGATACACCGGCCCGTGAGCCAGTAAGCCGCGCTGGACCGCTGTCAGCGGCGCGCGCGGGCGCACGGTCAGAAATCCGCCGGCGATCATCCCCGCGGCGACCAGCAAAAACGCGAGCCACACCGTAATCGTGACGACGTCATCCCATCTGCGATTGATCATCTCCGTCCTCCTCTGTGACGCCGGCAGCGCTTATGGGCGCCCACGGCGTATTTCGTGCACGGCTTGCCGGTCTTGGTCGGCGCCTGGCACAGGCCGAACCCCAACAGCCGATCCGCCTCCCAGCGGGTTTGAAAGGGCGCGCGCGCGGTCCAGGAAAGCTCGCTCATGCCACTTTCTCCGCCACGCTGAGCCCCACGCGCGGCATCGGCGCGATCAGCACCTCGATGCGTCCGCCCTTCACCACCTCGCGGCGCAGGATTTCGAGGTGATCGATCTGCTCGTCATCCGTCCACACGAGGGCATGCGTGAGGGCGTCCAGGATGCCCTTGGGCAAATTGTCGAGGTCCCTCTTGCGCAGGTCTGGGGGATAGACCGCGATCACCACGTGGAGCCGCTCTCGGAACGGCTGGACGGCTGGGACGGCCTGGGCGACCGCTGTCCGGTACCGGCGGCCCACCTCGCTGATCAGGTGGCGCCCGGCGAGCGGGCCGCGCGTCGGGTGACGCCAGTACAGATTCACCGTCGGCGCCCAGGGCAGCGTGAGGGTGAGCATCACGCCGGCCTCCCGAACTCGTCGAACAGGAGCTGCATCTGCGCGGCCTGAATCGCGAGCTTCTTCGCCGTGTCCTTCACCCGCGCCTGCACGTAGCGCTTCAACACCGCCGGTTCGATGCCGGCCTTCACGGCCACTGCCTCGACGCCGGCGCTGAAAGTGACCCCCGCGTCCTCCTTGGCGTGGCCCAGCGCCTCCAACTCGCTCAAGGCCTCGCGTACCGCTTCCAGCGAGATGATCGCCTCGCGGTCCTGCATGCTCAGTTTCGCCATGCTCTTCGTCTCCCCGTCAGTGGCGCGTCGGCGGCAGGTCTTGCGGCCGCCACGGCGCCAGGATGTCTTCCCGCAATGCCGCTCGCACGGCCCGGCTCATGACCGGATCCGCCGGGGGCGGTTCTTGGCGCAAGGCCAACCGCACCCCATCCCGCGACCGGCCCGGGCGCAAACCGCACCACGCGGTCTCCCATCCCTTGCCGCTCGCAATCACCGCGCCCACCTCGCGGTCGTCGGCCAGCAGCCGGTAGGCCTGGCGCTTCTCGTCCCACACCGCGCGCAGCCCCTCGGTCACCGCGAGCTCGTCCCAGGTCGGTCCGTCGACCAGGCGCAACTCGCTCCCGTCGACCACCCGCTGCCAGCTCACGCTCCACCCCCGCGCCGCCGCCTTTTGCGCTCCCCAAGAGAGAGGCCCCAATCCGTGGGCCTCTCTCTCCCCCTATAGGGGGAGACGGTAGGTCCGGCATAGGTTGGGCATAATGAAATCAACGACTTAGCGAGGGGTCCGGCAGGTTCGGCAAATGAGGTTCGGCATAATGAAATCAACGACTTAGCGATAGGTCCGGCAAGGTTCGGCACGCTTGATTTCATGACCGCCAATGGTTCCACGGCAAAAGCCTTAAAGATCAATCGCTTGATAAATTGTGGATAAGTATGTTCCACGGCTCGGTTTTTGTGGTCTTTATGTGCCATATCAATAACTTGCCGATAGGTCCGGCAAGGTTCGGCATGAGGTCCGGCAAACAGGCGATCAGGCGTCTTCATGGGGGACCTCCCGAAGGGCGGTAATGATCCAGCGGGTACCCTTGCGCGGGTCGATCTCGATGCGGAGTTCCTTCCGCTGCAGGAGCCTCTCCATGGCCCCATCGAGCTGTTCGATCGTCCAGCGCTTCTGGCCCCGCTGACCCAAGACCTTGTGCATGACGGCGGGTGCCCAGCGACGGCCGAACTGGCTGTCGGAGACCCGCGTGTGACGGGCGTTCAGATCGTTCAGTAGGTCGATGAAATCGGCTTCGATGGCGCGCTCGGTGAGTGGCATGGTCGATAGGTCGCCTGGGGTGTACGGGAGGAACGCGCCCTCGGCGTACAGGATCGGGATCTCTTCGCCAGCGGCGGCGTAGTTGGATTTCTTGCGGGTGAGGATCGTTCGGTCGCTGGATTGGTCTTTGGCTAAATACAAGCGGCTGCGCACGGAGTTCGACCAGGCGGTCGATCCTCCCGTCCCTTGGCCGTTCTGGAGACCGGCGGCGGAGGGATGGGCGCATAACAGGACCGCGCATTCGTAACGCTGCGCGAGGGCCGTCAGGGCCTGCTGCACGAACTGGCGGACCTGCGGTCGGATGTTCTCGTTGCCGCCAAAGGTGTCGGCGGCGGTGTCGACGATCACGAGCACCGGGTGGAGCTGCGCCACCAGGGCGTCGATCTCGTGCCAGAAAGGGGTGAGGGTGCCGGCGTCGTGACCATCGAAGGTCATGAGCAGATTGTCGCGGCCCACGCGGCTTGCGACATGGAACTCGGCGAGCTCGCGGTAGCCGATGCCAAGCGCCCGGTTGATGCCGTCCTGGCGCATGTGCAGGGTGTCCACGTCATCCTCGCAGAAGATCCCGAGCACGGCGCCCGCTTGCGGCTTCAGCCCCAGAAAGCCGCGGTGACTGGCGACCGCCGTCGCGAGCTGCTGCGCGAGCAGGGTCTTGCCCACGCCGCCGTCGCCGTAGAGGGCCGTGGTCTGCCGCATGGGGATCCAGTCCTCGAGGAGCCACTGGCGCACGGGTACGGGCTGATCGGCCCACAGCGAGGCGGGGGCGGCGTCCAGCGTGGCCGGGACCGCGGTCTCGACCTGCGCGCGCACGATGCCCAGTCCTTCCAGTTGCGCGAGATCGTTGAAATCGGTGGGATGGGTGGCATCGTCACGAAACTGCGGCAGGATCCAGGTGGCGCCCGAAACGCCATGCGCGGCCGATTCGGCAGCGCGCGCGCCCGGGTTCTGGGTGGCATCTTTCCAGCGGTCGTCATCACCGCAGAAGACGATGCGCGCGGCCGGATAGAGGGCCCGCAGGGCGCTCCCCACCGGCGCCAGATTGGTCTTGTCCGAGGCCACGGCCACCGCATGCCCGGTCGCCTCGTGCAGGCTCGCGCCGGTCGCGTAGCCCTCGCAGATCAGGATCACACCCCGGGGCGCGCCGATCAGGTGGAAATTGCCATGCTTCTCGCCGCCGGCGAGATAGCGCTTGCCGCCGTCGGGGGTGATGCGCTGAAGCGTTCGGATCTCACCGCGGCTGTTGCACAAGGGGATCAGCAACACCCCATGGCGGATCCGCAAGCCATGCGCCGCCACGCCCTTGGTGGTCAGATAGGGGTGAACCGTGGCGAGGTCGGCGCCCTCGAAGAGTTTCGTGGCGCGCGCCGCCGTCTGGTCGTGGCGTTTCTTGAGGGTCTGCGCGCGCACCGCCTGGGCATGCGCGATCGCGGCCTGCTGCGCGGCGTATTCGGCGGGTTTGAGATCGCTGCGGGTCTTGCCGCACCAGACGCGTTCCCAGCCCGCGCGCCAGTCCCCGTAGATCCCCACCGGCAGGCCATCGGCGTGGTAGATGTACCACCCGCTCTTTTGTCCGCGGCGGTCCTCTTTCGTGCCGACGCGCACCAGGTCGCCGCCGGCGATGGATTCGACCAAGAGCCCATCGGCCTGCAGGGTGCGCAGGAACACGGCGGACGGATCCTCCGGCAGCACCTCGCGCAGCGGCGCGAAGCCGCCCGGAAAGAGCCGGCCGAGGTTGCCGAATTGTGGGGGTGTTTCCGCCATCTCCCTTTCGCCGCCTTTTTTATTCTCGCGACGTCCCTGACATCACAGCGCCGCCATCCTGGCAGCGCGCCGGATCAACGATCTATTCCCCGTCGTCCCATAAATCGGCGCACTCGTTCGCGAGCGCCCGGCTCGTGACCTGGCGCATGAATTCGAGCGCCGTGGGCGTCACGCAGATTCTTGTCGATTCGACCACCTTGAAACCGAGCGCGTAGAGGAGGGTGAGACAGTCCTCGAGACGTTCGGTTTTCAAGCGGGAAATAGTGCTTTCGGAGGTGCCCAGGGTTGCGGCCAGCGCAATCTGGCGTCCTGGCTCACCCATCACTTGCAAGACCCGCGCGAAGGCCTTGCGGGCTCTTTCTTGCGGGGTCTCGGATAATTGGCTCATGGAAAAAGCCCCCTCTGGATTGAGGGGGAATACCCACTAGGAGGAGTGGTCGTGAGAAAAGAATCAATCATGCCGACGAACTCTCGGAACCGCAAAGATGTCGGGCCGAAGCTCCTCGCGCGTCACGGCCCCTTTGGTCGCGGCCTCGATCTGGATGGCGGTTTCAGCCGAGACGCGCTTATCACGCCGGAGCCAATTCCAGACATGGGCTTGCTTCACGCCACAGGCGCGAGCCAGCCCCGTTTGACCTCCGCAAATTTCAACTGCTCGTTCAAGTGCGCTCATGGTGCTGAAAATACAACGGAGGTTGTTCAATGTCAACACCTGCGGTTGTTTGCCAGATAGACAACAAACGTTGTACCGTCGCGCGCATGCTCACGACATTCGGCGAACGCCTCCGCGAAGCGAGGCTTGCAGCCAACTTGACGCAAACTCAGCTCGCAAAATTGGCCGGCATAAGTCAACAAGCCATTCAGAAGGCTGAGCGTTCCAAGAGCGCCACCAGTAGCTCACGCTTCGTGGTGGCGCTTGCGCGAGTGATGAAAGTCAGTCCGGATTGGCTGGCCAGCGGGATGCCAACTGTTATGTATATGAGTACCGGTTCGGACCTTCCTAGCGATGCCAAAACAGAACTCTTGTTGGCGGCCCTTGCGCAACAGAAGCAAGACTCATTGACCAAAAATACGGCCCCGGGCCCCGACCTCCGGCCGCCCATCCCCCTCATCTCCTGGGTCCAGGCCGGGAATTGGACGGAATGCACGGAGCCTTATCCACCAGGCGTGGCTGATGAGTGGGTGAGCCCGAGCACGCGCGTGAGTGCCTGCGCCTTCGCGCTCACCGTGCGCGGGGATTCGATGGAGCCGCGGTTCACGGAAGGGGAGACCTTGATCGTCGATCCCGAGCTCGATGCGCGCCACGGGGATTTCGTGATCGTGCGCCTGGATGACGCGGCCGAGGCGACCTTCAAGCAGCTCGTCATTGACGGGCCGCAGAAGTTCCTGAAGCCCCTTAATGCCAGGTATCCGGTCGTGCCGATCAATGGGAACGCCACGATCGTGGGTGTGGTGGTGGAGAAGCGGCAGGTGTTTTTACGGTAGACATGGCAAACTGAATAAAGGAGATTTACATGAGCGTCGAAACAAAACGAATGGCAGCTCCCCCTGCAGGAAACCGCTTTGAGCGCGCGTCCGATTACCACTTTGATTATGTGGGGGCCCTCCGGATTCAGGTCTCTGAAGTGGATTTGACGGTGGAGATTGGTCACCGTGAACCCGACGGAGAAGGAGACGGACCGGGCACCAAGAACGTGATGACGGGAAGCCTCGTGTTGACTCACACCGTTGCGCGAGCGCTTGTTGGGGCTATTACCCAGGCCCTCGATGATCAGGCGAAAGTGGGGCAAGCGTAATGTTGGCTCTGACCCACCAGACAGACGCGCCTGGGGCGATCCTGGCCGTCCAAGGAGGGAACCGCTATATTTTGGCCGCATCTACGCGGGCTCAAAGTGTTTTCAGCCTCCAGACGCTAGCCAATGGGAGCCGATCTGTTACTATTAAATCCATGACCCATTCCGCAGATTCCAATTTCGTTTCACGTGAAGAGCTCGACGCGCGGCTCGAGACCGTTGAGGCGCGGATGCTCGCGCACATCGGGGAAATCAAGGCCGACGTTCGGCACATTCAAGCCGATGTAGCTGAGACGCGCACCGACATCCGCGAGATGCGCCAACAGATCACCAGAATTCGGACGGTCGATTTTCGCATCCTGTTTGGCGCAATTATTACCGTCACATTGGGGCTCGCAGCCTTGATGGCCAAAGGTTTTCACTGGATTTAGCCTCCACTTCCTAGACTTCCTTCGCCCCCTCGGCTATGCCTCTAAGGCTTACAACAAGAAAGGGGAGCGGTATGAATCGTCTGTTCGTCCTGGCCTGCGCGGCATTCGCCCTGCAGGGGTGTGCGTCCTATGCGGGACCGTTCGTCACCAGCGTCTCGAGCGATGGCAACGGCGGTCTGAATGTTCAGAGCTGCATGGTGCGCCTCGAGCGTTTTACCAAGACCGTCTCAAACGCCAACTGCACGACCGAGCGTATCCGCCTGCGGGCGCGCCACAATCGGGAGAGCCAATAAGATGTCTCAACAACAGAAAAAGAAACCGAGCGCCATTATCAGGTATGGCGGGGGTTTCCTGATGATCATGGGTGCTATCGCAATTATAGGAACGATCGTGATGCCGTCCGGCGCCAATGGGGGCACGCCATCACCTGCACAGCCAAGTACAACCCCTGCAAGTGCGCCCACTCCCAACTATACCCCATTCGACATTAACCACGTCCAATATTGGGGGAAAACGGTCAGCGGCGTGACCTTCGTGATCTACCAGGTGCGCGTGGCCCCCACCTTAGTAACTCCTTTCCAGGTGTTCCACACTCAGGGCCATTTCGTCATCGTCAAACTGGTGGTTGAGAATGATCAAAAAAGCGCTGTCGTGCTTGGTGATGCGGAGTTTCGGCTTATATCCCCATCTGGCGTACGATATTCAGCCTCGAGCGATGACGCGTATCTTCACCACTCGGTGAGCTTTGCACAAATGAATCCTGGGATTCCTCGCATGATCCAGGCCGCTTTCAATGTGCCGTCGTACGTTCCTGTATCGTCTCTGAAATTCCGCGCGCAGGGAGGGATGACAGGCGCCCAAACAACGTTGCCATTACGCCCGCTTCAGGGTGTTCATCCGCCAGCATAAGAATTGTTTTGTTCCCAAAGCCCCTCCCGGGGCTTTTTTTATTTCTCCATGTACTACTTTGGTTGTTGACAGAACACAACGGCGGTTGTATTCTCTCTCCCATGAGCTCGACATGAGCCTTGGAGACCAACCCAATGATCAAGCAATCAACCCAGAACTGGACCGCCGGCGCCACCGTCAAGGTGGGCTTCCTGACCTTGAAGGTGCAGCGCGCCATCCCGACCCCGGGGGACTATGCCCCGGATGCCTACCTCCTCACCAACCTGGCCGGCACGCAGATCTATCAGTTCGTGCCTCACAACGGCCTGATCAAGGTCACGCCGGCCGAGGCGCGCGACCTGATCGAGGCGGCCGATCGCCATGCCGCGCGCATCGCCGCCCAGGCGATGGCGAAAGCCCAGCAGGCCGCCCAAGTCGCGGCGGTGTTCGCATGATCACCGACGGCCAGCTTTACCGTCTGATCGATGAGCAGACGACCTACCGCGTCACCGATGTGGCCGATCACGATCACCCTGATCGGCGTCGTCGATCCCACCGATCTCGCCATCTGCGAGCGCGGCCGCTTCGAGGCCGCTCTCGCCGCCGGCACCTGGCAGCTCGTGCAGGAGGTCGCATGACCGCCGACAAGCCACGCCTTTGCGACGCGCTGCTCGCCCAGGGTCACGCCCTCACCAATGATCGCCGGTTGACTGCCGAGGCCTACCGCCACGCGCTGCTCATCGCGTGCGGCATCATCGAGGGTCTCACCGATCCCGATCCCACCATCCGCGAGCTGCAGATGCGCATGTTCCTCGCGCAGCAGGCGAAGGAGGGCGCATGAGCCCCGACGAAGCCAAGACCTTGATGCTCGCCAAGGGCGAGTGCGACGAGCTGCACTGCGGACACCTTTTCAAGCGCCCGGCGACCCAGGAAGACCCAGCGGAGCAGGATTGCTTGTGCAAGGGCGCGTGTCCGTACGACGAACCCGCGCAGGCCCGGTTCGCTGTGATCCGGGGCGAGATCGAGGAGGAGGCCCTCATCGAATCATGGGAGGAGCTCGTGGGACCACTGGAAATGCTCTTGGGGGCACGGAGAGAGGGCCAATTGATCTCAGCCGCGGAAACACTTCGCCGGCGCGCAAACGCCTTGATCGACGCACACACCGTCAAGGTGCTGGAAAACCGCCATGAACTCTAGGCCGCAGCTGTCACTTTCCCTGGACTGGCTGAATCGCTGCCTTTTGGACCGCGCCATCCGGGCCGAGAGCGTCGAGGATTATCGCGCCATCAGCGACATGGCGCACGGCGCCTCGCTGATGATTCATAGCAATTCGCCCGAGGCCCAACACCTCCGCGATATCTCCACAGCCGTGGAAGACCTCATGGACGACCTTCTCTCCGGCCGCCGCGCCGCCACTCGTTAGGAGACACCCATCATGTACGACCACGCAACACGAGAACGCACCGCTTGGCTGGAACGCATACAGGCCCCCAAGCGGCCGCCTAACTGGGTTTTGCACCCGCGCTATTCCCCCAAGGGGGATGAGCGCGTGGATGCCGAGATCCGCGCCCGCCTGCAGCGGGTGCGTGCCGCCCGCTGTTCCACCTGAAAGGAGATTGCCCACATGAGCACCGCATTGCATGAACGCCGTCGGGGAGCCGCCCACGCCGCCCCCAAGAGCGCGCCCAAGACCCTCCCGGAGCGCATGGCCATCGCGGCCGCCTTTTGGCTCCAAGCCAAGGCCCGCGAGCAGGAGGCCGCGGCCGCGCGCCTGGACGCCGAGCACGAGCTCGTCGCCCTCATGAACGAGCAGCGCGCATTGCCGCTCGAGGGCACGGAGCACGCGGAGGCCTTGTCCTACAAGGTCACCGTGAGCACCAAACTCACCCGCACGCTCGATGCCGAGCGCGTGGCCGCCCTCGACGCCGAGATCCCCGCGGAGATCCTGCGCCGCGTGATCACCTACAAGCCATCCTTGAACCTGCGCGAGTACCGCTACATCGAGCAGAACGAGCCCGCATTTTTCGCGGCGCTCGCCAAGGCCGTCACCACCAAACCCGCCAAACCCACCATCGACGTGCGATTCGAGCCCACGGAGGCTGCGTAACCATGGCTATTTCCCTTGCGACCATCCAGCGCGCGACGGCCATCAAGGCCCCGCGCATCATGATCTACGGGCCCCATGGCCTGGGCAAAACCACCTTCGGCGCCTCGGCCCCGGACCCGGTGTTCATCCAGACAGAAGACGGCCTGGGGGCGCTTGCGGTCGATCACTTCCCGCTGGCGCAGACCTACCAGGAGGTCTTGGACGCCCTGGCCGCGCTCTATTCCGAGGAGCACGCCTTCAGGACGGTCGTGCTCGACTCGGCCGACTGGCTCGAAAACCTGATCTCGACCGACATCAACGCCCGCTACGAGGCCAAGGACCTCGCCTACGGGAAGGGCGCGGTCATTGCCGCCGAGTATTGGCGCAATGTGCTCGCGGGCTTCACGGCCCTGCGGGACCAGAAGGGCATCGCCACTATCATCGTGGCGCATTGCCAGATCAAGCGCTTCGACTCGCCCGAGGTCGAGCCCTACGAGCGCTACATGCCGAAGCTCCAGGAGCGCAGCAGTTCGCTCCTGCAGGAGTGGTCCGATCTCGTCCTCTTCGCGAACTACAAGACCATCGTGAAGAAGGAGGAGGTGGGCTTCGACAAGAAGGTCACGCGCGGCATTACCACCGGCGAGCGGTTGATGTACACGACCGAAAAGCCGGCGTTCCTCGCCAAGAACCGCTATTCGCTTCCGGACTCGCTGCCGCTTTCGTGGGCGGCGCTGGCCGAGGCCTTGGCGCCATCCACCCAGTCCAACGCAGCCTAACCCAACCCTCAACCCAGGAGCATTGCCCATGGCCCAACTCAACCAAACCTTCGACGCTTCGGGCGTCGATCCCACCCCGGCCTACGAACTGCTGCCGGCCGGCGATTATCTCGCGATGATCGTCGACTCGGAGCTCAAGGCCACCAAGGCCGGCGACGGCCAGTACCTGAACCTCACCCTGCAGGTGATCGACGGGCCCTACAAGGACCGGCTGTTCTTCGACCGGCTGAATCTGGTGAACTCGAACGCCAAGGCGGTCGAGATCGCGCAGCGCCAGCTTTCGCAGATCTGCCACGCGGTGGGCGTCATGCGCGTGAACGACTCCGGAGAGCTCCACGACCGGCCGCTGGTCGCTACCGTGAAGATCCGCAAGTCGCCGGAGTACGGAGACAGCAACCAGGTCGGCAGCTACAAGCCCGCGGCCACGGGGGCCGCTCCCGCTGCCGCGCCGCGCACGGTGGCCCGCGCTCAGACCGCCGCGCCCAAGGCCACTCCGGCGCAGACCGCGCAGGCCGCTCATGCCGCGAGTGCCGGTAGCCCGCCCCCCTGGGCGCGGAAGTAAGCCGCCATGCCGAAGCTCCCGGACAACACGCATACCACGACCGCGGCCATCGATCGCGCGGTGGTGGCCGAGGCCTCCGACTGGCGCCGTCCGCACCTCGGGGCGTCGCTCATCGGGCGCGCGTGCGACCGGGAGCTCTGGTATTCCTTTCGGTGGAGCACTGCGCCGGGCTTTTCCGGCCGCATGCTCCGGCTTTTTGACCGCGGCGCGCGCGAGGAGGATACCTTCGCGCGGCTCCTGCGTTCCGCAGGCGTCACGGTCGTGACACTGGATCCCAAGACGGGCCGTCAAATCCGCTACAGCCAGCTCTCCGGCCACTTCGGCGGCTCACTGGATGCCATGATCCAAGGCCTCGTCGAGGCCCCCAAAAAGTGGCATGTGGGCGAGTTCAAGACCCACAACGCCAAATCCTTTGCCGACCTCACTAAGAAGGGTGTGGCCCAGGCAAAGCCCGAACACTACGCCCAGATGCAGTGCTACATGCGCTGGGCCCAGACGGACCGCGCCTACTATCTGGCGGTCTGCAAGGACGATGATCAACTCCACGGCGAGCGCGTCGAGGCCGATGGCGCGTTGTATCTAAAGCTCCTGGCCCGGGCTGAGCGCGTGATCTTCGCGGATACGCCGCCGGCGCGCCTGTCCGAGGATCCGACCTGGTACCAGTGCAAGTTCTGCGACCACGCGCCTACTTGCCACGGCGAGCAGCTGCCGGAGATTTCCTGCCGCACCTGCATCCACGCCACGCCCGAGCGCGAGGGTGACGCCCGCTGGTCCTGCACTCGGTGGGGGGCGGACATTCCGCTCGACGCCCAGAAGGCCGGCTGCGCCGAGCATCGCTACCTGCCCGCGCTCATGCGCTTTCCGACCGTGGATGC